CTAAAGACGCTGAACTTGAAGCACCAGCAGAACCTCTGAACGGCTGTTGTCCTTGCCAGTGGTGTGAAAAAAACGAGGCAAGAAGCCAGGGCCGTCGCGAGTGTCGCTTTCCTTGTTTTCGGTCAGGCCGCCCAGGACGATCAAGTCACCATCCTGCAAGCCGACAGAGGTCTTCAAGGCGCGCTTCGTCAACGTGGGCGAGTTATTGACTCCCGTGGTGGTCTGCGCGAAGTTGCTGAGCTGCTGATCGATAGCGAGGTCGATCACGCTTTCCCTCACCGTGGGCTGAACGTTGAAGATCACGCCGCTGCTGCGGTACTCAACACTTTGAACCGGCTGGCCGTTGTTGGGGTAGCTCACTGAACCCAAGACAGGCACGTCCTGGCCAACAGAAAACGTGCCCTGAGCACCCGACTGGATGCGCAGGCTTGGGCTACTCATGACCTTGAACCGGCTGTCTTGACTGAGCACTGAATACACCGCATCCAGCGCCGTGTTTTTGAGCCGAAGGAAGCTGCCCACAGGATTGACCACGCCCACGCCAGCCTGAAGCTTTCCACCGAGTAGCGATGCAAGCAAACCAAAGGCTGAACCTTCCTTGTCGGTGGTGCTGACCTCGTAGACAACGCCACGAACGACAACTTCACCAAGCTGAAAATCCACCTGGGGCAACAGCTTTTTTAGCTTGTCAATTTCCTTGTCGGTGCCTGTGAATACAAGAACATCGGAACTTTGATCAAGCATGGCCGTGGCAGACCCCTGGGGCACGGGGCCATTCGTGGTGATGGCACTCCCAGACACTGAACCGTTCACGCTGAACGAGCCTTGAAACAACGGGCCGAGCAGTCGCGCCAGATAGTGCACATCACGAAACAAAGGGCGATAGACAAAGCCCTCTTGTTCGACGACAGGAGCGACCTTTTCAACATCCAGGCGCTTGGTGATGAAATCGATGCCGCCTTTGGGCTGCACGACATAGCCGAGGGAATCCAAGAAAGAACGAACAAAGGCCCGAACGTCGCCCTTGTCGCTGGTGTACCTAAAGGACACCATGCGAGCATCAGTCAACACCTCAGGATCAAGCACATAGGGACTGGTCAAGACTTCACCGTAAATGAGCTGAACAACCTGGGCGACATTGACCGCTTTGAAATCGAATTTAACGGGCTTTGGAGCGCTTTGGCCGATGGCCGAGCCACTGGCCAGGGCAAGCGCCAAAACGAGCGCCAGAGCCTTGTTTAGCATCATTGAGAACCCTTTGATTGTTGTGTGGCCACGCCGGACCAGAACATGACGCGCTGCCCGTCCACATGCCCAACCATGGCTTGACCAGCGTTTTGAAATGCGGAGGGATGTTCCAGGCGAACGGTGCCCGCATCGTTTGCGATCACCACCATGGAATCCCCGCCTACCTGATAGCTGCCGACGATGCGCCAGAGGTCGGAAACGTCATGGCTGGCCGTGGACTGGTGACCCTGGGTGACCACCGCGGTCTGAGGCGAAGAAGCGGCATCACCTGCTTTTTTGTCTTTGAACTTCGAGCCTGAAAAGAAGCCGACAAGGCCCCATACACCCAGCCCAAACATGAGCACGACCAGGACGGTCAGAATCCAGAGTTTGGGACTCTTGAGGATGTTCTGGCGGTCATCGACGCGCATCTCTTTGCCTGCACCGCCCTGATAGCTGCTGTAGAGCGGAAAAACGGTAGGGTCATAGCGTTTGTTCTCGACCGACACGCGACCGCGCTGTGTGAGCTTGTAGCCCTCCCACATCTCAACCCGGTAGGTTTTGTCCCAGCCCAAGGTTTTAATTTTGGTGGTCTTGAAAGTGACCTCGACGACAACCTTCAACGTGCGGTGCAAATCGCCAATGTCCTGCACCATAAGCACCAGGTCACAGGACACTTTCGATTGCGGGTCTACAAAATGCCGATGCTCACGAAAGAAAATTTTGTGTTCGGCAAGGAGCTTGCAGTCAGTACCCCAGAAGCGCCATGCTTCGTCGATGCAGATGATGTCGCCGGGCTTGCAGAAGGTATCGACGTTCTCACCGTAAGGCAGGAAGCTGGCCTTTGAAACGTCGTCGTTTGTGCAGTGGACTACACACCCCAGCTTGTCGGGATCGGCATCCCACTTTTCTTGGCAGTAAGCCCGTATGGCATCACTGTCGATGCCGTCCACGTTGGTGACAACACGCCGCCCGTTTTTGATGGCAGGGACGATGACGGACAAAACGCACTCGTAGGACTTGCCTGATCCCATGAGGCCGGTGTATGCGTTGATGGGCATGTTCAGCCAATCACAGGTATGCGGCGAATCACAAACCGGGTGGCGTAGGCCGACACCACCAACGACAACCCTTGCGTGACTTGGAAGACGTTGAGGAAGTACCAAGTACCGGAACCAATGGCCGACATAGTGCCATTGACCGATCCAGTATCAGGTATCAGGTGAACGATCAGCCCAATAAATTCGCTGGTGATGAAGTAAAGAGCAAAGAAAACACCGAACTTGACCAGGATAGAACGAAAGACCCATGCCAAGACGGTGTTAAGGGCAGAAAGAACGATGCCAAACATAATTCACGCCTCAAGCTGACAAGACAATAAACAAGGCAATAACCGCCCATGCAAATGTCATCGCAGATTGAATAACGCCTTTATTCTGATCAATCAATGTGCAATGCGCATCCATGACATGAGAACCATATAGGTTAATAGTTGGAGTTGGACAAATACCCTGATAATTACTAGCCGTGTAACTGCGATGGCCTGGCAACATATTAAGAACGGGATCAAGTATTTGTTGCGCAGTGGGAATAGGCTCTAACGTTGGCGCACCTGTCCCAGGGTCTGGCCCCAAATTGGTTAATGGATTCTGGTCGGCAGGATTGGTTACGTTCGGATTAGGTTGAGTGGTGGGAGTGGTAACAGGGGATGTAGGGTCAGAAGGAAGTGCCCAAGGCTGTGGATTAGCCGTGGTGACGGGATTAGGTGACACAAAATCACGGACAGTAGGGGCATACTGCGGATTCGCTTGGGTCCAGGACGTGGCTTCATCTGTAGAAACCGGATTGGAATAAGGATACGGAAGCCCGTCGTATCCAGGCTGAGAAGCGGCCTGCTTCCACGCTTGATTAACCAAAGCGGCCAGAATCGCAGGATTGAGTTTTTTATCTAATTCAGTTTGAGAAAGACCATCAACAGCGAAATCAGCACTCAAATCGCTTTTTGAGGAATCAGAGACGAAGGTCAACGGCCTACACGTGCCACTGCGGTAAAAACTTCCACCAGGACAAACGACAGAACCAGTTTGACGATTCACGTAAATAGTAGGCCCATTCACCGTAGAACCATTTGACTTTGCAACAAACTTAGTGGTACATGCAATTGAAGTAGCCGTGGTGTTTGTGCAGGCAATAGACTGCAACGATGAATATGAAGAGCCAGTAGCAGAAACCAAATCTTGCGCAGCCTGACGGGCCATAGCTTCACCAGAAGATGAACATCCACCACCAGCGCCCTGATTAGTACACCAAACAAAATCACCAACGACTGTTCCAGGAACAGAAGCTGGAGTAAGCCCGCCACCAGTTTCGTCTATGAGCCCGTCAGAACCAAAATACCACTTGAGAGCCGAATCCAAGGCCAAGTTGACGCCGTAAGCAATAACGCTCCCGGCAGCTACAGCGAGAGCAAAAGAAACCCATGCAGGGGCAGTAATTGCCCCGATTGAAATAGTTGCCGCACCACCAGCAACACCAGCAACAACACCACCCACCTTAGAAAGAGTGCTGTACGTGCGAGGGTCAGAAGGGACGTAACCACGGTTTTTCATGGCTGATTGAATAATGCCAGACATGGCACGATTCATATTTTGCGTTGCAGGGTCAACAGTAGTTTGAGCAAAACCAATCGAAGAATAAGATAACAAGGGGATCAGCATCACCTTGAACAAAAACTTCAACAAAAAGAGTCGCCAAAACATTTTCATTCCAAACCCTTAATAAGCGCCCACGCGCAAACAATACCCCATGCAAAAACAAACAAATACCATATTTCAGTGACAAACATCAATATCCCCTTGATTTTTTCCACTGACGATATTCCTGAGAACGTTTCTCACGCTTATATCGCCGCTCAAAATCAGCTTCTTTTGAATTACCAAAGGGAGGAATACGAAATTCAACATAATCAGGATTCGACCAATCACCACGAATCAATGCCAAAACAAAAGCAGCAGCAAACAAGGAGAACACAATAGCCGCCAAAATGCCGACAACAGACAGAACCGGAATCAAAACGGCTGGGGCCGTAAATGAAACCAACAAAGGTGACAAATCAATAGACATATGAACTCCCAAAAAAATGGCGGGGTGGCCTACCCCGCCCGATTCATGCATGAAGGTCAACCACCCAAAATCAACCGCCGCGAATCCAACGCAGGGCCATACGAGCTGCGGTCATGGTGGCGTAGATGGCCGCCAGAACAGCAGCCACAGCCAGAACCGCAGTGATCACGTCGGCAGCAGCGAACTCGTTGGTGATGGGAGTGAGGTCGATGGCCGCATTGGCTGCGGAAACACCGGCTACGATGGCGAGGGCTGCGCCGTACTTGGCGACTTGCTTGAAGGTCAACATGACATTTCCTTTTTCAAAAACCGGGGAACCGCCCGGACGGTTTGGTCTACCCACGACGGATAAGACTCAACACAGAACCAGCGCCGCGAGCTACCAGGTAGAACAGCACGACGACTGAGAATGCGAACGAAAAAACAGCGCCGACCACTGCGGGGTCAAGCTCTACTTCTTCGGGTAAAGAACCCTGTTGCTCAAAGAACTCCAGGGTGGTCTGAACCGTGATGCGTTGAGCAACCGGGCACTGAGCGGAGAGAGTTGTTCCGTTCAAGTTGGGTGGCTGCTTGCATGCAACGATCCAAACGTCTGTGGCCATGCTTATTCCTTGCGGCCAAGCTGGCCGATGGTGCAGATGCCACAGCAGTTGTCACGGTCAACGCCGCACCAGGTGCAAGGCTGATTAGCGTTACTTGTGACGGCAATTTGCTGGGCGCGACGCTGGCGATATTCGCGTGTACGTTGCGCCCCGGTCTTTGCGTTTGGTTTACGCGGTCTACCTGGCTTGTTCCCAATCAGATCGCGCGTGTAATGGTCGGCTTCAGACTTCATTGAATAAACTCTTCGCAAGTCATGGGTTGATAGAGCTGGATCAGCGAGGCTTGACCGTCGAAATGGTCCACGGCGGCATGTACTGCGGCTTCGCGGGTTTCAAAAGGGACCGCATGGGCCAGCAAATGCACCATGACAATGCCGCCCTCGCCGTCTGGCGCGAGGAATGCGCCGTCATCGAGTGACTGGACATACCAGCAGGGGCGGCAGTCCATATCAATCGGCCTTTGTGGATTTACCGCCAGTGATCTGCACCGGCTTGAGGCTGACGATCTGGGTCTTCTGGGTCTTGCCGTTGGTGACAATTTCCAGCTCAGCATCACAGTCGATGGGAAAAGGCAGATGCTTGAACTTGTGGTATTCGTCGCTAGTGCCGAAGTTGTATTCAACAGTGGCAAAGCCTTTGCCCATGCCCTTGGAATCGTCCAGATCGGTCTGTACGTAAATCTTGGTGCTGTCATAGGCTTGGCCGCTTTCGAGCTGGCCCTTGCTGCCCTTGATGCCTTGGACGGTGATGCGTGAGGTGAATTTCATGGTGAGTTTTCCTTTGGTTTCCGGCGATTACGATGGCATCGACCCGGCCGGTTCGGGCGATGTGTGGATGAAGCGTTTGACGGCGCGCTCGACGCCTGACTTGATGGACTCAGCACTCAAACCTTTAAGGGAGCGCGGTTTGTCGCGGTAGGCGTGTTCGACGGCCATGCGCGTGAGCCAGTCAAAACCGGCTGTCATGCTGATATGCACCAGTGACGGGGCGACGGTCTTTTCAAACCATTGCAAAGTGCGTTCTACGGAGGCTTCAGCGACCTTCAAGCCCGTAGGGATGGCCTGGGGTTCAACGTTTTCCAAAATGCGCGCACAGAAGCCGTAGGCACCTGCAAAAAATGATGCTGGCCGGATCAACGCTTCCAGCGGGATAACGCGGTTGTGGTTCCGAAGCTCGACTTCTGCGCGCCACCATGGGTCATCCATCAGCTTGAACTGGTGGCCCTTGTCATAGCCGCGAAACAGCTTGCCGGATTCACGCTTGCCGACATAGAACGTGGTGGCAAAGCCTTTTTTACTGCCCGCGTCATCGAACGATGGTTTGCGGCCCCTGTAGCTGAATTCGTCGTTTTGGTAAGCCTCGTAAGCCGCTTGAAAGCCGTATTCGCCTTTGAAAAAGTCGCGGGCTAGGTCAATGCGGGTGATCGTGGCTTGCAGTGGCAAAAGAAACTCGTGAACACGGGTTTCCCAGCCGGGCCTAGCACTGGTGCAACCATAGCCCTTGAGCGTGAAACAGAAGGTGCCGCGCTGCATCACACCGCCACCACTGACGGAGCCGACCTCTATGCCGTCTTCGTTGACAACGGTGAAGGTGTGGTCATAGAAGTCACGACCTGGGCGAACTTCGCCGGGTTCAAACCCGAGCAATCGAGCCCAATGGACGGCGAGGTCATAGACGATTTCAGAATCGGTCTGAAGACCATCAACGATCAAATCGCCCTTGCTGGGGATGCTCGACTTGAAAAAGGCATCACGAACAACCGTGCAGCGGAAGTAGTCAACAACCACACCAGCGTCTGCGCTGGTTGAACGCTCCACGGACATAAGTTTGACCTTACGACCCTCAAGAACCATTTTTTCATCTGACTGGTACTTGCTCATGCTGCGCCCCCGTTTATCCCCGTGTTACTCAGGGGGGGTGTCGCGGCGCGCTGCACCGCTGCGGCTGTCCTCGCTTCGCTGCGGGCAGGCGCAGCAGTGCAGCTTTTGGCGTACTGACGCCGCTCAATCTCACGAACCGCATCGAGTTCTTCGCGGAAGCCAGGGAGGTTGTCGGCCATCCACTGGAGGCGTTCGGCAAGTGTCTTGGGCGTTGTGCAGTGACCCGCGCCCCGCGTAGCGGGTGAAAAAGGAGTCATGCTCACAACGTGAACTCCTGTTCAAGGCAGCTTTTGCGAAGAAGCTCGACGTTCACCAGCGAATACTTGCCAATCGATACAGTTGGGATATAGCCCTTGTTGATGAAACCAACGACTACACCAAGAGGCAGGCCAACCAGCTCAGCAAAGCGTTCACGCGACACCAGAGGGGGCAGAACCTGCGGCTGGATCACCGGAAGAGTGACTTGAGGAAACGTTGACAACATAGGTCAGGTACCATGTGTGACGAAAAAGCGGTATGAACCGAACTAAAGGTGACACATTATCACCGTTGCGTGACTATATATCACCGTGTTTTTTCATGTCAAGGGGTACAGATGAAAAATCTTCGAGAGCGACTAAAAGAAGTGCTCGAAGCTGAGACACCAGCTCGAGGTCGCTTCAGCGAACTTGAGCGAATCAGCGCACACGACATCCCTTCGGACACGTGGAAAAGCGTGTGGTATGGCCGGCAAAGACCAACCGCAGAAATGATCGAGTTGGTTTGCCAAACATGGCCGCAGTACGCGCTATGGATAGCCACAGGCGTCACAGAACCAACAAGCGGGCACGAAGCGCCAGGACTTCCAGGCTTTGACACCCAGCTTCAAGAGCAACGTGCAGAACACGTCTACTCGAAACAGCTACTCAAAGGAAAAGTGTGGCTGTTCCGAAAAGCTATAGAGCTGATGACGCACCCACACGAAGAAGTGATAACAGCGGAAGCCGCCCAGAAAAAAGCTCTTGAAGGGGCATGGGACTACGTGCGCGCGGACAGCATGGCAAAGAACGAGCGAGAGATGAACTTGAAGCTAGACAGGCAAGGAAAGTCACCAGGGAAAAGCTCAAAAAGCAAATGACCATCAAGCAAGTAAAGACCGGCTGGCAAGTCAACATTCAACCAGGTGGACGCGGAGCAAAGCGGGTCAAAAAAACCTTTGAAAAAAAGGCCGATGCACTTGCATGGGAAAGACACGTCAGAGCCAAGGTTCAGGAGTCACCCGACTGGGCACCAGCGCGAAAAGATGCACGACCGCTAGCAGAGCTGTGCACGCTTTGGTTCAACCTACACGGTCAAGGTCTACGAGCTGGAGAAGACACCTACAGGCGATTGATAGCCATGTGCGAGGCCATGGGAAACCCCAGGGCAGAAACCTTCACAGCAGAGGTGTTCGCCGAGTACCGAAAGAAGCGCATTGACGACGGCGTGACACCGAACAACATGAACCGTGAGCACGCCTACCTACGAGCGGTGTTCAATGAATTGATCCGCCTGGGGCACTGGAAAAGAGACAACCCGCTCAAGCTGTTGAGGGCCTTCAAGATCCAAGAGCGACAACTGTCATACCTCAAGGCCGAAGAGATCTCGCAGCTACTGGAAAGCTTGGCTGCATCCAACAATCGAAACGTGGAGCTGATCGCCAGAATCTGCCTTGAAACGGGCGCAAGGTGGAGCGAAGCGGAGTCGTTGAGAACGACGCACGTCCACGGCAACATGGTGCAGTTCTCACAAACCAAGTCGAGCAAAACGCGGGCTGTGCCGGTCAGGGCCGAGCTTGTGCAACGCTTGAAAGACCACCACGCGACACACGGCGTAGGTGAAAGGTACTTCACCGATGCTGCCAACCAATGGGCCTTCTCTGAAGCGGTGAAAGCAGCCGGGCTAACCCTGCCAACAGGTCAAGCGACCCACGTCCTACGACACACCTTCGCAAGTCACTTCATGAGGAACGGGGGCAACATCCTGGCGCTGCAAAAAATCCTTGGGCACCAGAGCCTGACGATGACGATGCGCTATGCCCACGTGGCACCCGATCACCTGATCGAAGCGACGGCGTTCAACCCGTTGGCGAAGCCCGCCCTGTAAATGCGTTGAACCTCCGTTGAACCCACCAAGAAAAAACGGGCTACGAAAACTCGTAACCCGTTGATTTGTATGGAGGCGCGACCCGGAGTCGAACCGGGCTAGACGGATTTGCAATCCGTTGCATAACCGCTTTGCTATCGCGCCCTGTCCGAACGCCCGTCAACCGGACATTCGCCATCGACAAAAAAGGGAAGCTCGGCTTCCCTTTTTGATCAAACTGGAGCGGGAAACGAGATTCGAACTCGCGACCTCAACCTTGGCAAGGTTGCGCTCTACCAACTGAGCTATTCCCGCAAACTTCTGACGTTTGGTGAAGTTCGTCAGAAGCTCAAATTCTAGCGCAAAATTTTGCCCTTTTTCAAGTGCTCCCGATTTTTTGCTCAGTGCTTGACGGCGCCCTGCGCGGTCACCGGTGCAGCACCTGCGGCCAGCTGGGCAGCGACTTCCTCATCGGTCAACGGCACGGGTTGGCGCTCCAGCGCGATGGACAACACCTTGTCGATCCACCTGACCGGCACGATCTCCAATCCCTGCTTGACGTTGTCCGGAATCTCCGTCAGATCCTTGACGTTCTCTTCCGGGATGATCACGGTCTTGATGCCGCCACGCAGTGCGGCCAGCAGCTTCTCCTTGAGCCCACCGATGGCCGTGACCTCGCCACGCAAGGTGATCTCGCCGGTCATGGCCACATCGGCACGCACCGGTATGCCGGTCAGGGATGACACCAGCGCCGTGGTCATCGCCGCACCAGCGCTCGGGCCATCCTTGGGTGTGGCGCCATCGGGTACATGGATGTGGATGTCGCGTTTCTCGAACATCTCGTCCTTGATGCCCAGCATGCGGGCGCGGCTGCGCACCACGGTGCGCGCGGCCTCGACCGATTCCTTCATCACGTCGCCCAACGAACCGGTGCGTGTGATGGCCCCCTTGCCCGGCATCGTCGCCACCTCGATGGTCAGCAGATCGCCGCCCACCTCGGTCCAGGCCAAGCCCACGACCTGACCCACCTGGTTCTGCTGCTCGGCACGGCCATAGGTGTACTTGCGCACACCCAGGAAATCGCCCAGGTTGTCGGCCGTCACGTTCACCGGGGACGTGTACTGCTTGAGCAGCAAGCCTTTGACCACCTTGCGACAGACCTTGGACAACTCGCGTTCGAGTGAACGCACGCCGGCCTCGCGGGTGTAGTAGCGCACGATGTCGCGCACGGCGTCTTCGCTGACCGCCATCTCGTCATCGCGAATGCCGTTGTTCCGGATCTGCTTGGGCAGCAGGTAGCGCATCGCGATGTTGGTCTTCTCATCCTCGGTGTAGCCCGAGAGGCGGATCACCTCCATGCGGTCCAGCAGCGCCGGCGGGATGTTCATCGAGTTCGACGTGGCCACGAACATCACATCGGAGAGGTCGAAGTCCAGTTCCACGTAGTGGTCGGCAAAGGTGTGGTTCTGCTCCGGATCGAGCACCTCCAGCAGGGCCGACGATGGATCGCCCCGGAAGTCGGTGCCCAGCTTGTCGATTTCGTCGAGCAGGAACAGCGGGTTGCGCGTGCCGACCTTGCCCAGGCTCTGCAACACCTTGCCCGGCATGGCACCGATGTAGGTGCGGCGGTGCCCGCGGATCTCGGCCTCATCGCGCATTCCGCCCAGCGCCATGCGCACATACTTGCGGCCGGTGGCCTTGGCGATGGACTGCCCCAGCGAGGTCTTGCCAACGCCTGGCGGCCCCACCAGACACAGGATGGGCGCCTTGACCTTGTCCACGCGCTGTTGCACCGCGAGGTATTCGAGGATGCGGTCTTTGACCTTCTCCAGGCCGTAATGGTCCTGGTTGAGCACATCCTCGGCATGCGCCAGATCGTGCTTGATCTTGGTCTTCTTGCTCCAGGGCAACGCCACCAGGGCATCGATGTAGTTGCGCACCACGGTGGCTTCGGCCGACATGGGCGACATCAGTTTGAGCTTCTTGAACTCGGCCTCGGCCTTCTTGCGGGCCTCTGCCGGCATCTTGGCCAGCTTGATCTTCTT